GTTTATCACGCTCGAAAAAGCGATCGCTCGTGCTGCCAAGGCGCAACTCTTCGAATTCAATGATGAATTTACAAGATCGCAATTCGTGTCAATTGTCGAACCATTTTTGAGAACGGTGAAGGGTCGTCGTGGAATCACAGACTTCAAAGTCGTATGTAATTCAACAAACAATACTCAAGATGTAATTGATCGCAATGAGTTTGTCGGTGACATTTATGTCAAGCCAAACCGCAGCATCAACTTCATCCAGCTAAACTTTGTTGCAGTTCGTACTGGTGTATCATTTGATGAAGTCGTTGGTAGATTCTAATAAATAATATAAAGTCAGGAGAACGCAATGCCTTTCAATATTACAGACTTTAAAGGAAATTTTCCATTCGACGGCGCACGTCCAAATCTGTTTGAAGTAAACATTCCAGTATTTGATCAGAAACTTACCTTTACTGCAAAAACGGCACAGCTGCCAGGTTCTACAATTGGAACGATTGAAGTTCCATACTTCGGCAGAACCATCAAGATGGCTGGCAATAGAACATTCCCAGAATGGACTATTACAGTTATTAACGATGAAGACTTCGTAATTCGCAATCAACTTGAAGAGTGGATGTCAAGAATCAACGGTCACGAAAGCAATATTGCTGATTCATTTTACAGCCAGTATGCATTCGACGCTGAAGTCTATCAGTATGGCAAGCAAGGAAATATCATCAAAACATATACATTCATCGATATGTTCCCTGTTGATATTTCTCCAATTGACGTAAGCTGGGATGCAAATGATGCAATCGAAGAATACGCTGTTACATTCCAGTACCAATACTGGACATCACCAGAAGTCTTTGTTGGTTAATTGATTCAATGAGCAGCCTTAACGACTTTTTAAGGAAAATTAATAACGTCACACGTGGCGTTAATGATATCAATAGAACAGTATCGCGTTTTAAGGCGTCAGTAAGATCAGTTCAGCCGCTGATAGATAAATTTCGTGGAAAGAAAAATCCAAGACCATCAGCACAACTTCCTGGGTCTGTTCCTCAACCCCAAATAAAACCTCTTGGTCTTACACCAGTAAGTCAAGTATCATCGGGTAGAAACACAAACAAACGACCAGTGAGACCTCCTCCTAGGACAGATGTTGGTCCTAAGACTAGATAATTTTTTATGCTTATTTGATTTTGTTATAATGGAGTAAACTATGGCAGGCATTAATTTATTTGGCTTCGAGATCGTACGCAAGAAGCCAGAGACAGATATTCAACCGCAAATTACAGCACCAACAGCTGATGATGGTGCTATTGAAATTTCCAGCGGTGGTTATTTTGGCACCTATCTTGACCTAGAAGCTGGCTTTAAAAATGAAGTTGATCTCATCTCTCGTTATCGTGAGATGGCATTACAGCCAGAATTAGAATCAGCTGTAGATGAGATTGTCAACGAAGCAGTCGTGCACGACAATGCTGGCAAATCAGTTTCGATTATTGTTGATGATTTAGATCAACCAGAAGAAATTAAAGAAGCAATTCGCGAAGAATTTAAATATGTTCTCAAACTTCTAAACTTCTCAAATGATGGCTCTGGGCTTTTCCGCGATTGGTATATCGACGGAAGATTATTCTTTCAAGTCCTAGTAGATCGTGCGCAGCCACAACTTGGTATTCAAGAACTAGTTTATATTGATCCAAGAAAAATCAAAAAAGTTCGCACAGTCAATAAGAAAAAAGATCCACGCACAGGCGCTGAACTTGTAACTGGTGTTCAAGAATTCTATGTCTTCAATGACAAAACTTCTACACAAGGAAATCAGACAGTCAGTAGCATGAACGATGCCTCTGTTAAAATTGCAACAGATGCTGTCGTGAATGTTAATTCTGGATTGCTTGATCCAAAACGTCAGATGGTTCTTTCATATCTTCACAAAGCCATTAAGCCACTCAATCAGTTGCGCATGGTTGAAGATGCTGTCGTCATCTATCGCCTTTCACGCGCTCCAGAACGTCGCGTATTCTACATTGACGTTGGCAACATGCCACGCATCAAAGCAGATCAATATCTTCGCGACTTTATGACAAAGTTCCGCAACAAGGTTGTCTACGACTCAACAACTGGTGAAGTTAAAGACGATCGCAAGTTCATGTCAATCATGGAAGATTTCTGGATTCCACGTCGCGGTGAAGGTAAGTCAACAGAAATCACCACATTGCCACCAGGACAAAATCTTGGCGAAATGGCAGACGTTAAGTATTTCGAACAGAAACTCTACAAGTCTTTGAATATTCCAGTTACACGCTTGGAACCAGGACAAGGCTTCATGCTTGGTCGCACTCAAGAAATCACACGCGACGAAATTAAATTTAATAAGTTTATTGAGAAACTCCGTTCTAAGTTTACGATCCTATTCGATGAACTTATGGAGCGTCAGCTTGCCCTCAAGGGTATTGCTTCAGTTGATGAATGGAAAGAACTCCGCGAGAAGATTCACTATGACTTCCTCAAGGATAATAATTTCTCTGAACTCCGCGAAGCAGACCTAATGACAGCTCGTATGCAGTTGTTAATGCAGGTCGAGCAGTTTACTGGCAGATACTTCTCAAAATCTTGGGTACAGAAAAACGTTCTCCACTTGGATGAAGAAGCAATTGATCGAATTAGAGTTGAACTAGAAACAGAGCGAATTGAAGAGCAGCAAGATACTATTCAGAAGGCTCAGGAAGAAGCTGCAATGAATCAGCAAATTATGCAGATTCAAGCGCAGTATGCTCCACAAGTCCCACCTGAGCAGCAAGCTGCAATGGAACAACAGGCTGCAGCTGAACAACAAGCAGCTGCGCAGCCTCAACAATAATGTCTAAATATTGGAGTACATATGAACACTGAATCATTAATAAGTTCGATTTTGTCAAAGGATGGAGACTCAGCAGTCGAAGCCTTCAACGCAGCAATTGCATCTAAGATTGCAGACGCTCTTGAAGTGAAGAAAGTTGAAGTTGCATCGAATTTTATTTCAGCTCCAGCAGAAGCTCCTGCTGAACAGATTGAGGCACCAACAGAAGCATAATGGAAGAAATGGCAACTGAAAATTTAGAACTTACAGAGGCTAAATCTAATGGTGCGGCTAAACAACGCATCAAAAGTCGCATTTCACTTGTCAAAAACAGATTAAGACTTCCTGTAAATGCTGCAGTTGCTTCCACAGCAGTCACTGACTATGTAAACATTTCACAGAAAAATCCAAGACTATCTCACTATGGCATCCTACAAAAGATGAGTGGACCAAAACGAGATGCTCTTTCAGCAATCAATTCTGCAGTGCCTGTTCGTATGATTGTAAATGCTCCAGATACTCAATTAAGAAGAACAATCAGAGATATTTTGAAAGAGCAAAAGATGGAATTAAACGAACAGTTCAATCCTCCTGCAATGCTTCTTCTAAAGAGAGAAGCAATTCGTATGTTCCCAAATGGACAACGTGTTGCTCTTTATGTTGATAACAAATACGGTTTAACATTTCCTGTTCCTTATGATCAATCAGGCACTGGATTTAAATCAATGAATACAGTCAGTCCTGGACCATTGAATGCACAAAGGGGATATGTAAACGAAGAAGTTCTTCCTGTTGTATTTTCAACAGGCGAAGAAATTAATGTTGAAAAAGATATCATGGATAAAATTAAATCTGTGTTTGATTCTTTAAATGAAGAAAACAAACAACGATTATCAGATATGGTCTTAGAGAGTCCAGAAACATTTAATAAAGTAAAAGAATTTGCGTTGTTAATCAAATGAGCGAACTAACAGAAGGTTTTGAAGATCGTTACGGTTCTCCTGATTTTGAACAGGGGAAAGGTGCTAATCTTGAAAAATTTAAACAGCGAAAAGAAAAGACTCAAATGAAGAAATACGGAATCAAACCAACAGACACAAGCATCGATGTCGCTGATTTAATCGCGCGCGATGTTGTGGGTAAAGTGATTTCTGAAGAAATGCCAAAACAAGAACTTGATGTTAAATCTATTAACAGTCAAGGCGATGATGATGAAGAACAGGATGATGGTAAAGAAGCAGTCGAAGACGCAAAGAAAGAAATGCGCGTCAAGATTATGCAATATCTAAATCCAAGAGTTGTTAAGTCTCATGAACTAAAGAACTACATGAGTCGTTCAAACATCAAAGAAGGCATTGCTGCACGATTAAACGAGATTGCTTCTGCTAAACTAGATCTTTATAAAAAAGCAATTGCTATCAATGCACCTGTTGATTTGAGCGAAGCTCGCCGTATGAGCGCAGCAGAGAAGTTGGGTCGTGCATTTGATCTAGAACAACAAAGAAGTGCATTAAGCCGTCAACGCGGCATTGAATTGCTAAAAACACCAGAATCATTGCGTGCCGATCATGATGCGCTTCATTCGCAATCTGCGACAGAAGAAGAATCAGAAGTTGATCAACTCGATGAAGCAAGTCGCAATCCAAACGTTATGCGTCAGGGTAGAACAAAGGTTGTCAAGGCTCGCGTTCGCGGTGGCAAGGTTCAAAGAAGAAAAAGATTATCAGCTGTAAAAGGCTATACAATTCGCGGCGGAAAATTAAAGCGTATGACTGCACAAGAAAGACTTCGCAGAAAACGTGGTCAGCGTGTCGGTAAAATTAAACGTAAAGCAAAACAGGCTCGCGCTCTTATGAGAAGAAAAAGATCATTGAGAAGAAGAGCCTCTCTTGGATTAAAGGAATAGTACAATGAAACTTATCACAGAAACAGTCGAAGAAGTAAAGTATATCACCGAAGAAAATAACGGTGTTAAGACACTTTATATTCAGGGTCCATTCCTTGTCGCTGAGACAAAGAACCGCAATGGTCGTTCATATCCAGTAAGCGTTCTCGAAAACGAAGTAAATCGCTACATGAAGGAATATGTGGATAAGAATCGTGCATTCGGCGAACTCGGTCATCCAGAGTCTCCTACGATCAATCTAGAGCGCGTTTCCCATATGATTACAAATATCAAAAAGAATGGAAACGTCTTTGAAGGTAAGGCAAAGGTTCTCGACACACCTATGGGTAAGATTGCAAAGAATCTTATGGAAGCAGGGGCTACTCTTGGAGTTTCTTCACGTGGTATGGGATCCCTTAAAAACGAAGGTGGTGTAAATGTTGTACAACCAGACTTTTATCTTGCAACAGCGGCTGATATCGTTGCAGATCCTTCAGCTCCTGGTGCTTTTGTACAGGGAATTATGGAAGGAAGAGAATGGGTGTGGGATAATGGACTAGTTAAGGAAATGAATGTGAACGAATATTATAATCAGATTAAGAGCGCAAAAGAAAAACAACTAGACGAAATCTCTCTGAAGATATTCGAAAACTTTATGTCAAAGTTATAAGTTTTATAAATAATATTATATCTTTAGGGGTTTTAAATGTCTCGCAAACATAAATCATTACACGAATCAGCAGCAGAGATTCTTGCAGCATCAGTTACAAATGCTGGTAGGGAGCCATTGCCTATGTCTGCTATGATGATGGATCCATCTGCCGATCTAGGCGGTGCAACAACAATGGTTGATCCATCAGCTCATGGAGCAGCTGCTTCTAAGAATATGGTAATGTCACCAAAAGCTGGCAGGGCTGGTCTTCCTGCAGAAGAAATGAAAGTTGCTCCTGATCAGGCTGAAAAGATTGCTGACGAAGATGAAGCACTTGATAAGGACAGTCCTGCCGATACAGGTAAGATGAAAGTTAAGGTCAGCGAAGAATTAGAAGGTGAGGCTCTAGTTGAGAGTCTTATCGCAGAACATGGTCCAGAATTAGTCCTAGAAGGATTGATTGCAGAATATGGTGATGCTGTTATTTTCAACGGCATCATGGAAGAATACGTCAATGAATATGGCGAAGATCTAGTAGACGAAAAGTTTGGCGAGACACTCTTTGAACAATATGGCGAAGAAAAAGTTGTCGCATTCATTGCAGAAAATGTAATTGCTGAATTTAACGAACAAGAATTTACAGATGAAGAATTTGGTGCTCTTCAAGAACAATCAAATACTTTCATCACAGAAATGCAAACACTTTCTGACGAAGATTTTGATAATTATATTTCAAATCTTAATGAAGAAGAACTCGTATATGCAATTCAACTCTCTTCTCTCAACGAAGAATATCTCGTTGAATTCCTCAAGAAGATTGGCAAAGCACTCAAGAAGGGTGTGAAGGCAGTTGGTAAGGTTGCTAAGAAAGTTATCAGCAATCCATTGTTCAGTACAGTTGCTTCATTTGCGCTTCCAGGTGTTGGAACAGCACTCGGCGCACTCGGTGGCAAACTTGCCAGCACTGCAGTTGGTAAGGCTGTTGGTGCAGTTGGATCTAAGATTGCAGGCAGTGCACTTGGTAAAGGTGTAGCAGCACTCGGTAAGACAGCTGTTGGTGGTGCTCTTAAAAATGCAGCAGGTGGCGCAATCAAAGGCGGCATCTCAAGTGTATTGCAAGGTGGTAAGTTTAAAGAAGGTGCAAAACTCGGTGCTATCACAGGCGTTGCATCACCACTTGTAAATAAAGTTGCTGGTGGATTAACAAATGTAACTGGTTCTGAAGCAATCGGTACAACTGCTGCAGACGCTCTTGCTGGTGGTATTGCAAGCAAGGCAACTGGCGGTAAATTTTCGCAAGGTGCAAAAACTGGTGCAATTGGTTCACTAGTTGGTAGAGCTGCAGGAAACATTAGAAAAGGCTTTGGAGATAAGGCAGGTGATGTTGCAGACGCTGTTGGTGGTGCGGTTGCAAACCGTTCATCTGGTGGTGCATCGGCTGATTATGATCCAGAAGAAACTACAGATGTTCCTGATTCAGATCAATCAGATGATCGCACAACAGTTGCATCATCGCGACCAGCAGATGATAATGATTATGATAATCTAGGCTCAAGTGCGTGGAAGAATGTTGCAAAACAAGCAGCTGCAGCAAGAAGAAGTGCAGCAGGCAATCGTCCAGTAAGACAAGTTGCTGAAGATTCAAATGAAATTCTTCAACATCTATCAACGCTCAATGAATCAGAATTAAATGCATTTGTTGATCAGCTGTCTGAAGAAGAAGCATCATTTATTGCTGAAGTGTTAGAAGAAAATGCTCTCGTGGCTGCAGCAAGAGCAGGTAAAGCATTAGTGAAAGCTGCTGGTTCTGCACGTGGTCCAAGACGTGCAAGATTGAGTGGTGCTGAAAAAGCTGCCGCAATAAATGTTGGTGGTAGTGGATTAAAAGCTGCAGCTCGTCTTGCTGGTAGAGTAGCTCTCCCATTGACAGCAGCTATGGGAGCATAT